TACTTCTTCGCTCCTTCGTTGAGGGGGGTGTAGTCGGGATCGTTACGTCGATCTTCGGAGAGCCTTGGGTCATGTTTCGATTTCACACTCGGCTGGGTGACGATGGGAAACACTCCCTGAATGGGTGAGGGTATAATGTCGGTCTTATTACACACTCTCTCTACCCACCCAGGTTTGAGTGTCGCCACGTACTGCATATTACCCTCGGGGTATACCGTGAGGGTTTTATCCAGTACGTTGTACTCGGAAAACTCCTGAGTAGGAGTCCCAAGTACTACACCGTCGTACCAGTCGGGTGTGTCATCAAACAAGTTGGCTCTTAGTTCAGCTGTGGCTCGTTGTACGTTGTAGGCAACGAGCTCTTCACTCAACGGAATGGCTGAACTCATTCCGCGGGTGTCTTTCGCGACGTGCATTCCGAATATGCTGCCGTGAGTGATGGCTCCAGTTTTCACCAGAGGTGCACCACAAAATCCTGCTTTGGCTTCGATGCCGTATGTATACGCCACAGGTAGAACGTAATCAACTTCCTGGCTCCGACCGTTGATGGTCACAGTCTCACTGTACTTCACTTTGGTCTGTTGTCTGACCTTAAAGTGGTGGAGGTAGGGGACGTTTCGGTCGTCACTCCTACGGGAAGGCATCTCAGTCGTCATTCCATCAAGCTCTTGATGTTCTTCTTCAAGCACGAAGTGCCTCTTGGACACGATGTCTTGGAACTGGCCCACCTTCGCGTCCATGGCTATGATAGCCAGGTCAGGTGAGAAAGTCCCATCGAGGTTCTTGCACCTCATGATGTCGTTTGGTCCAATCCGCACTTCGAACTTCTGAGCTCGGTATGTGAATGTTACTTCTCTTTCTTCTTTCGCAAACCGCCGTGCATAGTGCCACAGGGTCAGGACGAGATTTCCTTTCAGAGCCAAGCCCTGAATCACTTTCATCCTCCCTTCTTCCTCGTGTTCGAACAGCACCATGTTCTTCTCCAGGAAACGCTCTGACAGCGTGTCGTACTCTGCCGAGGCGTCGAGCTTTGCAGCCTTCTTCCTCAGCATTTCCTCCATTTTGTCCGCGACTTCGGGAAACCCTTCTTTGGTCATATGGGTAGTAAACTGGGTGATCGCTACATCTAGCGCATCCGACCTAGCTTTATACAACCTCATCCGAGCTAACCTAGCCGTTCGAGCATCTCCACCCGATGGTCCGTTGTGGGCGTCCGCGTAGAAGAAATCCGCTGCTCCTGTCAATGTCACAAGCGTTTTGTTAGCCAATCCCATTGCACACATGATGGTAAGAGAGAGCAAGAAAATGTAGCATCCCAACGAAAGGAAGTTGCAGAGCAACTGTATGTTCAGGGTTGAGAAGAAAGCGCAATGCTCCTTCATCTTGGCCCAGCCAGCAGCGGTTTTGTTTTCACACCACTGGTAGGCTGCGTGGACGAAGTTACAAAACCCATTCCATCTGTTATCGTGCCACCTATCCAGCTTCTCTCGAGCGTTCTCCGGTTCCACTTCCTCGTCTTGGTTGTCCGCTCGCAGAACATGGTCGTAATCAGGCAGGTCCTCCGCGCTCCCAGCGCCAAAGAAAGCCACCCAATTCTCGATACGTATGTCGACTGACCAGTTCCACACTGCAGCGACGTCCGTTCCCTCAATAAAGTGTTGCCTGATCTCGTTAGGCATGAGGTAGGACATCTCGTGCAGCATGTCATTGAACTCTCCTGGAATCATCAACATCCTGCGAGTTATGGTATCGAAGTTGAGTATACCGTCGTTCATCTTTCCGAGTATCGTTGTTGGGTTCGCTCGGATTCCTTCGGTGTAGTCGCCGTAGTACAGCACTCCTCGTCGATGGCAGATCCACATGTTGGTCGCAATCAATTCTGCCTCGAGAACTGGGTCAAACTCCGTTTCTCCAATTTCCATGCAGCACTGGCGCCATGAGTCTTCTTCGGGTTGCCCCAATTGACAAAAAGCTCCTGCACAACACGGGCACCGGCGTGCATGATCACCTCCTCTGGCGTTCTGTTCCACTGCCTCTTCAATGTCCACGACCTCCAACGCTCCAGCTGGGGGGGCCACCACATGTGGTACCTCTTCCCAGAAGTGTCTCTGCACAGGTTCGTCATAGGCATCTGCGTGCATGGCTTCCACCATGGCTTTCCTAGCATTCAGCGTCAATCTCGTCCCACCCAATAAAGGGAGTTGGAGAAAATCATAAGT